ATAAGAACTGCTAAATATTTGTATTATTTATTATGCCTGCTGCTCGTTCATTTTCAACCTGATCAAAAGGCTGGTTGTCTAATAAATGTGGTTTCTTTATCTTCGAAAATTGTATACGAACATTCTTTGTAGATAATTTTCTACACTCATCAACTGAGATATCAATAAACTCACCATTGGAATTTTTCGCATAGCAATCATTCGATGATTCAATAATCATTGCAATACGTTGCTGTTCTTCTTGCTCTACGCTTATTAATTGTTTCGTAGTTTCATTTTTTTCATCGTTAATTAATGTTTTTTTAGTCGGCGTGGGAGTTGATTGAATTAAATGAGCTTCTTCTTTTTTTGAACTACCAAATAATGAAAAAGAAGAATTATTTTCTCTTATAACTAAGAAATAAACAGAGAAACAAATTGCAGCAACAATTAAAAATGAAAAAGAAAGTAATTGCTTAGGAATTCTTGGTTTATGTGTATTGATACTTGTTGACTTATATAGTTTAAAAATTCGAGCCTGCGGTTTAAAACGAAATGAAGTTTCACAATTCAATTTGTTTACAAGAGTATTTGGATAAGCTCGGCAAGAACCAAATTGATATATTTTTGTTTTTCCACCATACGGTTTTGTTAAATGTCGATGACAGCCAATCAACTCTTTCACAGTCGGATGTAACAAGCTCGGGGCTTGCGTAATGAAATAAAAGTCAAAACCGCGATGTCGATGAATCGTCAGATGCTGAACAATTTCATGTTTCAGCTTTAAATCTGAGTAAGGTTCTACAAGTTGAACTTCATCAATTACAACAATCGAACCATCAGGGCAATCACGCCAGTCGTATGTTAATGCACGTACATAGTCGATTTTTAAAGATTTGATGTTTGTATAAATTGTTCTAACGGGTTCAAATATTTTAAAACCTTGTTCACCATCACGCTCATGAATACGTTCAATAATTTCGTTATAACGCGTTGAGCGTAGAAAGTAAAAATCAGGTCTAAGATCATCATAATCTTTATTAAGAAAATCAAAATAATCATCTGAAAGTAGTTCTAAATCTGTTTTTAACTCATGCCCAGACCCACTCTCAACTTCAAAATAACTAAAATCATTACGATACTTTTCAAAAATTGGGCGGTTGTGTAGATAAATTGACTTATTTTTCTGTAAGTTGAGTTTGTTTTCTCGTTCAACTTTATCTAGCTGGGTTACTACATAGGCTGTTTTACAAGTACCAGGGACTCCAGTAATTAGATTAAGCACAGCACTCTCTCCTTTCCTTCTCGTCGAAGCTCCTCGTCGTCATTTCGAGAGTGCTACGAGCCAATTTTTTTTAAAGTCAATTTTGATGATGTCTGTACATATCGAGTGACGATCGCGCCTAGGATGATTGAAAATGAATAATCAAAACCCGCAAGACCAGCTAAATTCAAAATCGTTGTCGGTATTCCGCCAAGAGAAGTCTTAAATGCGGTAACAGTGGTATCTAACACAACTAAGACAGTTGCAGATGTGGCAATCGTAAGACCAGCTCCTTGCAAAACATTTTTTAAAAATCCCTTTTGCAAACTTGCAAAAATTGTTGCCAAGCTACTCATTTGTACGTACTCCTGAAACAATCAAAACAGCGATAAATGAAGAAATTGCAATCACTATAGGTTTCATAATGTCGCTGAGCATTGAACAAAACGGAGAAAAATCAGTTATGCCAAATTTTTGTGATTGGCCACCATAATTAAAGTCATATGTCAGTGGTGCGGGACACTGACCGTTAAATTTAATATCTGTATCGATACTAATTGGTGCTGGTGTTTCAATGTTTACATTCGTTTGATCACTTGGTTGCTCATTAAAATAATTTGAAGCCGCATCAACTTTACTTTTCATATAATCAAAAAAATCACAGGCAGGTTTTGCTACAGTACAAAATGCAGGATATGTCGCAGCTATACCAGTTGAATCAGAACCAGTTGAATTTGTTGAATCATTAAGATCAGGATATGTAGAAATATCTTCTTGTGTTGCTGAATCTGGGTAAGTTACATCACTTGGAATTGTCTTTCCACTTGCCGTTGTTGAAACTGGATAAGAAGAATCAGCACTTCTTTGAATTGAAATTGAACTACAGTTAGTCAAATAACATAGTGTTGCTGTATCAGATACTTGTTGATCATTAGTTGGTGTTTCAACATCTTTTGCAATATCGTGTACTGTAACTATAGGCCGTACTGCAGTATCGGAATTTGGAACAACTGGAACTGCAGTTTTATAGAAGATAAATTCTATGTTATTCGTTGAAGTAACTTGTCCGTTGCAAACAGCACCGCCAGTTTTAGATATACACGTTCTTTGAACACCGAATTTGCCATTTGTAGCTGTCGTATTTAAAAAATCTACTGAAGAAAGTGAATAAGTATAAGAATAATCAGCTGTGCCTTGGCTTAATTGTGAAGTAACTTCACCAACTGACTGAGCACATAAATTAATTCGACAGAAAGTTACACCATCAAATTTTGAGGCAAGATAACTCGTCGGTGCAGTTGTATCAACACATTCACCGTTTTTACATGAATATTTGTTTGAAAGACTTTGAAATTGTTGACCAAGCCACCCTCCTGCTTTTTGGCCAGCGGCATACATCTCGGCAATGCCAGTTTTAATTGATTCAATTGATGAGTCAAACTCGCCATTTTGATAACGCGTAACTACTTCATCACCGACATACGTCACTGTTGTTGCAAGAATAAGACCTTGGACACTTGATTTAAATTTAGGATTTTTAATAACAGTACGAACTGTTTTATACGCATTACCAACTTTTACTTTTGTGTCGTAACTCGTCCACGTTCCATCTGCAACTGAAGCATAAACTGAATTAAACATTGCAACATGAAATACGTAAGCAATGAATATTAAAAATATTTTATGACCAGTTTGCATGCTGCAAGAATGATAAAAATTGGTAGCCAATTGAGAACACTCGCTTCTTCCATTTAGACCTCAGAAGCCCCTAAAAAGGGGCTATATAGTTAAATTTAAGCTGAATTTGCACCACGTTTTAAATAACGCCATCCAGCGAAAACGCCGAGGACAATTAAAGCAACACCAAAAAGGCCGAGAACAGTATCTTTTGCGCCTTCAATCTCGCCAGTCAGCCCTGTAGCATCAATTGATGATGCAGCACTTGCATGAATAGCTAACGCTGAACCTGCAGCAACAATCAATAATTGTTTTAAACGATTTGAAAAAGTGGGCTTAAGCGATAATTCAAAAGCACCGTTTTTTTCAATTACACTTACTTTTTGCATATGATATGCTCCAAAATTGTTAAAGTTGATTTACTGCTTTTGCGATCACTGCAAAAGCAATGAAGCAAGCAGCGACAGCAATGAGTGATGCACCGATTTGAATCATTTGAACTTTTGTTATCGCCAGCGATTGAAAAAGATCAATAACTTCAAATGTTGTCCACTCCGTGCACGTTTGTAAGCCGTTTTCGATTGGCGTTGAGAGTGTCTTGCAAACGTGCATTTCTTAAATTCCGCTTCTTTTTGGAAAGAAGATTAAACAAGTTATAAAACCAACAAAAAATGAAATAATTAAATGCATTTCAGTAAAAAGCTGAGGCACAAAATGAATCGAAGCAGCATCTATCATTTTCAATCTCCACATGTTTTTTTGTGTTTTAAATACACATTTTCATAAAAGAAAAAACATCCGCATTTTTCACAACAATAAGATAAATAGCTCATTTCTCTTACTTTTTTAAATGATCAATATCTTTTAAATCACCGAGGTAAACTACATCTACAACACTTTGTTTCTGCTTCAGTTGCTCAATTAAAAAATCAATTTTCTGTATATTTAACTTGAGATCACGTGCAACTGATTGCTCACAATTTCTAGAAACTTCAAATAAATTTGAACGAATAGATGCTAGTTCAGCAATTTCATTATCTACATTAATGCCCATTTTTTTTAATTACTCATTCACTGAGAATTGATCAGAATCAAGTGTGTAGCCCGAAAATTTGTCATTAAAGACACGTTCACGAACTGCGACGATGATTTCTTTACCAACGTGTTTTTTTAATTCAGCAGATAACCAACCGAATTTTTGCGGAATTGAAATCGAAACGACATCTTCAATTTCACGATTTAACTTGCTTGACCACTTCTTCTGTGTCGTTACAAGTGAATGATAAACAATGTTTTTTTGTTCATCTTTATAATCACTGACATTTTCTAGTAAAAAAGTTGCATGTAATCTCATAATGATCTCTCTAAAAATTAAGAAGCTTTTGAAAAATTTGGAATTAAATGTTTGTAAATATGAGCATGACTAGATGTTGGCTCAACATAATCAGAAGGCAATTGATTTGAAAAATCGATTTCGATCAATTTTAAAAAAGGCACAACATTTTTCTCATCAATTTGCTTCAGGTTTTGCAATTCAAACTTTGAGCAAAAATCGCAATCAAGAATATCTTTAATATTTTCGTAAAATTTAGAATTTGAAGTAATTTCTTTAACTTTGTCATAACCGAGCGTTCGAAGTGAAAGATAAAAGTTAAATAAATTCATTGATTTAACTTTTGACAAACGTCCGGTTCGAGTAATCTTGTCGTGAACAATACTGATCTTGTTTAGAATTTCATCATCGTTATAAATTTTCATACTCATATTTTCAAATCCTTCAAAAAGAGGAGAAAAAGCTTTTTGCCACAGTTCAATGCCCAAATTTGGGTTATCTCTTTCGAACGCAAAAAAATGCCATAAATTCAATGGAATACCGTTTTCATATAGCCACTGTTTTTTCAAGCGTGCTTCAAAACGGAGAAGATATTTAGAAAACTCGATGACAGATTCACAGTCTAAAAATTTCAATGAATCAATTGCTTGTAGATCGCCACGGCCAGCTTTCTTCTTTAAATCATTAATCTCATTCAGTAATTCTTCATGTTTGTCATAACACTTACGATTTAGACGTATTGAATTGTCTGAACCCCAATAAATTGTGGAATCAAAACTAGCTGATTTATTTGATTTTCTTAGCGATTTATTTGCTACGTTACGGAGAAAATTTTGCACTTGTTTCAGCTCTGTTTTACTTTTCATACGAGCTGATGCTGTGTAATCAATAGCAAGAATTTCAGCATTTGAAATATCTAAATATTGAATTAGTTTCGGATAGAGAAGATGAAGACTTGTGAGCACATCACAAACTGCGTGAAAGCCTGATTTTGGACCAAAAACATTATGTTTCTGCAGAATTTTTGATGGCGAAAATTTTATCTCTATCCGAGGTTTAAATTTGCAATTATTAAATACTTTGAGAGAAAAGCCGCTCAGATTTGATGCTACCGATTCGAATGGATGAAATAACTCTGTATGTTGTAAACAATCATTCTCATCAGCATAAACAACTCGTGCTGCTGTTTTAATGCCGATAGCAACAAGATTAATATTTACAATGTGATATTCATTATCACTTGAAGATATTATTACGTGATCATAAAAATTAATTAATATATGTAACCAATCATTTTGAATATGCATGATTCCACCAAATCAAACTTATCTAATGCGACAATAATTAAACATAACCAATAAAAAGTAAATAAAATAAAAAATCGCTCAATTTAATATTAATTTAAACAACACAAAAATAAAAACAAATAAAAAACATATATTTAGAAAAACCATATACCGCAAATATAATATAAAAAACAGTAACTTATAAAAATTCATTTTGTAATTTTTTGTAAAATTAAATTGATTTAATTCATAACAAACCATATACCA